GCGAGTTTCAAAAGCTACGACGAAGTTAGTTCACTTCCATACCAGGGGTATAGTTCGCCGGAAGCCTATAGTTTGGGCCCCTTCCAGAGCCAGCATACAAGGCGAGAGCAGTACCGGGGCTCTTAGTGGCATAACCAGCTAAAGCAGCTCCGACAAGTCTACCAGCCTTCGATTCGAAAACGGATTCAACTTTCGACAGTGTTCCTTCAACAAAATTTCCAACTTGCTGCAACACAGATGTACCAGCTGCTTTAACAACTGGACTATCTGCTCGACCTGGAGTCGAAAAGGAGTTTGTAGAATCTCCTTCTGCGGCTATGTACTCATAGTGATAGAACAAACTTGCTTGAATACAAGCAGTCGAGTTAGGACACCCGCTCAAACCGATTTGTATAACTTGCCAGCCTGGGTTAGTCCAACCAGTAAGCGTTGCTGTATCAGGTTGGATAAACAAACGAGCGTTATCACCAATTGGCTTCGAGACAATGAACACATCTTCATTAATCATCTTAGGAAGCGCCACATCAAAAACTGCATCAGCGAAGATGTCAGCAAGATCGGACTTAGCCACTCCTGTTGCGGTATTCATCATACCAGCAAACGTAAGTGGCGAGTACAAACGAATTCTCACTACACCAGCAGCAGTCATGGGAGACGCTATATTAGACAATCGAACACCCCACGAGACAATTCGGAAACGATAAGGAGTACTAGGGAAAGGTGCATAATTAGGGGTAGGATTAGTCCAGGTAGGTACTCCACCCGTAACGGATGAGCTTCCCATAACCTGATTCACGCCACCAAGGAAGGCAACTGCTCCTTCTCCATTCGCATTGGATGAAAGATTGAGTGCCTTCCCATTCACCGTGAAGACCAAGGTCCTTACTAGAGAGCCATCTGGGTACTTCGCACCAATGGCCTGAGGGCAAAACGGATTCGTAATTGAACAAACGTCCATTGCGAAACCCATCGCTCCTTTTGGGGCCATCGACATTTGCGACATTTTCCCTCGAGATCTACTCTTCTTCTTTGACTTCTTGGTTTTGTTGGTAACCTGAATCACCACCTTCTTTCCCTTGTTCTTGTTTCTTCTCGACATTTCTCGGACTATTCCCACAACAATAACACCAAACGTAAGCGTATATGATGTATAATGTCACGTTACAAAACGCTGGGAACATTAAACCTAGTTTCTTTTATTTAAGATATTTTATC